TAATCTAGCTTACGCTGTTACGAAAAGCGTCTTAGAGCATCAGAAAAACGATCCCAATTTCCTTACAAGATTCACCCGTTCAGACCGCTTTGGTTTAGTTCCTAACGACATCAACAGCTTTTCTAACTCGTGGACAAAACTATTACGCCAGAAATACCAATAAAGGTTGACATTTCAGTTTACATGTGTTATAATTAACATGTAAACTAACTTAAACATTAAAGAATATTATGGCAATCCTAGTTGATTATAATCAAGTTATCCTAGCTTCACTTTTTGCAAGCATCGGTAACCACACTGATGTAGCAGCAGACGAGAACATCATTCGTCATATGTTCCTTAACTCTTTGCGTTCTAACCGCAAAAAGTTTTCTGCAGAATATGGCGAAATCGTTATTTGTGCTGACGGTAAAAATACTTGGCGCAGAGAAGCATATCCGTATTACAAAGCTAATCGCAAAAAGTCTCGCGACGAATCTGGTATGGATTGGAATGCTTTGTTTGAAATTATGAATAACATTCGTGGTGAACTGCGAGAATTCTTTCCATATAAAGTAGTTCACATTGATCATTGCGAGGCCGACGACATTATTGGTACAGTATGTAACACCTTTGGATCTGAATTGAATATTGGTGCTGAAAAGTTCCTTATTCTGTCTGGTGATAAAGACTACATCCAACTGCAAAAATACGCTAACATTCATCAATACGATCCTATTCGTAAGCGTTGGTTGCGTACAGATCAACCTGATCAATTTTTGCAAGAACATATTATCAAAGGTGATACTGGTGACGGTGTACCTAATATTCTCTCTGCTGATAACTGTCTTGCTGTTGGCGAGCGACAAAAAGCAATGACACAAAAGCGTCTAGATTTGTACAAGCAAGGTACGGATAAAATGGATGAAGAAACACTGCGACGTTTCTACCGTAACAAAATGATGATTGATCTTTCGCAAATTCCACAAAAATATCAAGATCAGATTCTAGACGAATACAACCAAGAAAAAACGGTTGGCCGTGAGCAACTTTTCAACTTCTTTATTAAAAAGAAGCTCAAACATCTTATTACTGATTTACAGGACTTTTAAAATGGCAGTAAGAATTTCTATCACAGAAATCATTCAAAGCGCAGCTGAAAAGAAAACAACTGAAGAAAAAGTTGATTTTCTTCGTAAAAATGATAATCCAGCACTTAGAATTGTGCTAAAATATACATATGATAACGCGATTGAGTTTTTGATTCCGAACACACCTCCACCTTGGGAGAAAAACGAATACGAAGACGAAGCAAAAAGTCTTTTATTTAGAGAAGCTCGTAAATTAAGAATGTTCATTAAAAACGGCGGATATGATAGTTTAAATAAAGTCAAGCGCGAACAGCTGTTTATTAGTCTTTTAGAAGATGTTGATAATGATGACGCAGATACTCTCTGTCAAATGATTAGCAAGAAGCCTTTTAAAGGACTTACTAAAAAGACTATTGAAGAAGCATTTCCTAATCTAATTGAATCGTAATAAAGGCAGTACGTAAATGAGTAATGGCATCAAAAAATTCCGTGAAACATGGGAAGATGATGAGTGGGGTTCTGATGATTCTCCTTCCAGAAAAAGAAAAGAAAGAACAAAAGAGCAGCGTAAAAAAGCTCGAGATCAGAAGCTTTCTGACCGTTGGTATGATGACGACATGAAAATAAAGCGAAAAAAGAAGTAAAAAGTGTATCTTTTTTGACACACTTTCGCAAAAGTAGTGTACATTTGTTCTGAAATGATGTATAATTAATTATATTCAGAAACAAAGGAGCTTTTATGAAATACGCAAACCACTTCGGATACAGTGATGTTAACCCTTTTGAAATCGTTCGTAAAGTCTCAGACAAAACGATCGAAATTCGTGAAATGAATGCAGTTCGTGACGAATCAGTAAAGATGGAGTTTGTTGTTGGTGGCTTCTCAGCTCACTGCACAAATCAACGTGATCAAAAGTGGGATATTTCATCTGATGAAACTGCTCCAGTTGTTCGAATTCGATTCAGCAAAAACCGTGGATGGCAAGATAAACACGGTCGCCGATTCGATCTGGCGGAAAAACCAGTGAAATTTTACGACTATAACTTCTAAAACTGTTGACAATTGTTCTGAAATGATGTATAATTAATCATAGATTGAAAAAAGGCACAAATCATGAATATGTACACTAAACACATTGCAGCTCTTTTGAAAATTACCATCGAACAAGCTTTGAAAGTACAAGCTCGGATGGAAGGCAACGGAGTTGATTTTTCAGAAGTTTCTACCCGCACTTTCAACAAAGAAGCTAAAGCAGCTGCTCAAGAAATTGGAGTTAAATAATGATCACTAATCGCAACGACACAATCGAACTGATCTTGGAACATGCTATCCAACAAGGTTCTTACTCACAATTCTACATGAATCGATTGTCAGCAATGAATGATGCTGAACTTAATATGGAACTTGAACGTATCGAAAACATCGCGGTTTATGGTGTTGCAGATTACGGATTTGTTGATGTAGGTGTAATGACTTATGACGAAGTTCGTAATCTTTCTAGAGGTGACTAATGAATAACATCATAGTAAACGGTGGAAAACGTTCAGAACGTGACATCGTAGAGCATGCCGTTCATTGGTGTGTTCAAAAAATGATGCCAAAAATTAAAACGCTTGATATAGAAGTAACCATCTTAAAGCTTGATGACGCTTTTGGCTATTGTTTATGTGAAGATAAACGTACTTTTCAACTTGACATCAAAAAAGGTTTAACTCTTTATGACTTGATTAGTACTGTTTGCCATGAAATGACTCATGTAAAACAATACGTCCGTGGCGAACTTAAAGAAGTTAATTATGGCGCTAAGTGGAAAGGTAAGCTATTTAAAGATAGTATGGCATATGCAAAAATGCCTTGGGAAAAAGAAGCATTTGACCTAGAAAAAGAGTTAACATTTAAATGCTTTGAAGAAATTAGTTTTACATTTCATAATCAATAAATAAAGCTAAATAACATATAGGAAAGCAAATGGAAAACCTAACTCTATCAGAAATTAATCAACTTATTGTAGAAGCAGGTGGTGCTGTTGTAGCAGAAACTGCTGAATTTAGACAAATTAATGCTTCAGGCGAAGCATCATATCGTATTACTTATCCGGGTTCAAGCACAGTTATGCAAATGAACTCTGAGGGATCGATGGAAGAAATTACAAGCGATACAACTACGAATACTATTTTCGTTACTGCAAAAGAAGATGGTGGATTCAGGGCAAGTATCAATAGTTTACTCTAAACAAAAATGCCCCTAAGGGCATTTCTAAGAATTGGCTAGGATTTTCCTAGCCTTTTTTATTCATTTTTATTAGTACTCTTGTATGCATCAGCACCAAAGAATGCAGCAACTAAAGCTGAAATAGCAATAAAGTATGTTGGCGCAATATCACCAATAATGCCAGCAGCTGTATCTAAACCTAGGAATGAAGTAACCATGATTGTTGTTGGATATAGTAGCATACCAAACAATGCAAACCATGTCATTTTGCGCATTGCATCGCGCTGGTGGTCTTGATCTTCTAAAGTTTTACGTTTAAACTCTAGATGCATGTCCATTTCTGATTGGCTAATGTGACCATCTTCATTAGCGTCCATGCCTTCAACTGCAGTTGAGTCAATTGTTTTTCTCGTTGCCATATATATCCCCTGTAAATTTACGGTTTAAATACATAACAAAGAACCTCACACTATAACTATTTATAAATAACAGTATTGGATCATTAGATCTAATCAAATCAAAACAAATAAATGCTAATAGTCAAAGGAGACGAAGATGGCAATAAAAATCAATAGTACTGTAGTGATTAACAATTCTCGTCAATTGGAAAATATCACAGAAGCCGATGTAACTACTGACGCAACAATCAATCAGGCGATTAAAAATCAACTTAATGTTCTTAGAATCTATGATTCTACTGGAACTGAAGTTAGAACGCTTTGGTGTGCCGCTACTACAGCCGTATCTTAATTTAAGGGGTAATACTTATGGCTGTTCGTAGACCGATCGTTTATGACGATCGACCAACCGGTTTTCACATCTACCAATTAAGTGATGCGGAAATTACATCTATTATTGATGGCACCGCGGAAGATGCTTATTATGCCAATCCGGCAACTACGTTAACTGTTGTAGGTTCAGGTGGCAATTTAGCCGGTTTGCCAATGACCGATACTCGCTATCAAGCCGGTGGTGCTACTTCAAGAGTAGATAGATTTTCTACAGAAGCTGAAACGCCAGACATTTCAATCGTTACTGTAAACTATTCTAGAATTAGTCAAACAATTTTTACCGGATCAATTCCAGCTAATACAAGTAATTTAAGATGGCCCGTCTATTTAGACAGTAGTAATAACATAAGAGCCATGACTACCACTGACTTTTATGATACTTTTGTGGTGCCTTCACTAGCTCGTATTAATAGCGCTACTTCTGGTTCACCTACTGGAATTACTAACGATTATATTATTAATACATCAACAACTCTTACAGGTTATACGTTAGTTTCTAGTACACCAGTATTTACTGATACTCGCGCAGATACATCACTTTATACTGCAGGTGGTATTGCAGAAACACAAGATCAACCTGCCACTATTAATAACTATTATCTTCATCAAAATGGTGGCGCAGCATATAATGATCCTGGTTTTATGCCATTGTATTTTGATGCTGGTACTGAGCAACTACGCACATACACACAAGCGACATGGAGAGCAACTCTTGGTCCAATGTTACAATATTATAAAGCCCAGTCGGGAAGTACGGTATCTTATAGCATTAATGGAACAGGCACTACGATGGGAACTATTATGCTGAACACAATACTTTCGCCTACTGGCACTGGATATACACAAAACTTTGTTAATGTTGACGATTATCGTACACAAGAATTTCCAAACGGCACTGTAATTACAGCAAACACCTATGAATTGAAGAAAACTACAATATAAGGAAATACATAATGGCATTATTTAGTGGAAAAATAGTAGAAGCTCGTTACATGGACGCAGAATACTCTATAGTGGAAGTATTATATGAAAGTGATGACGGGAAAGTTTATTCGTACGCTCTTAGACCAGATCCAGAAAATGAAGAATGGAAAGATTTAGTTGCAGACGGTTGGGATCAAGATAAATTAATAGAGCAAACTGTCGCATATAAAAAAGCAGCATCTGGTTCTTTTGCTGCACAAGTTAATGCTGCGGCAAAAGCACTAGTAGATCAGTTGCTTGCGCAAAAGTCAGATTCGCAATCAGAGTTTGATGTATTGTCATTAGCAAAATTAAGTAATTTAAATGCTGAAGAATACGAAAAAAGAAAAGAAGCTGAATTAGAAGGTCAAAACGTTTACAACTTTATCATGGATAAAAACTCAGATAAAGACGAGTTGTTTAAATTTAAAATGTGGGCATTAGACTTAGATTTTGTTAAGAGTAAAGATAAAGAAACTAAGTCTGCTTTACGTAAAGTGCAAAGTATTTTAGAAGGTCTATCAATGCTTAATAACATGAAATAATATTGATGAACTTATATTATGTTGAATATTATTTTTGTTAAACACGGTAATAAGTATACAGCTGAGCACGTTAATAGATTAGCAGATCAGCTTTTTAAATATTACCCAACGTCAAACTTTTATTGCTATACAGAAGATCCTTGGAATGTTAAAATACCAATTATACCAATATTTAAAAAACCTACTTTAAAATTTTGGTGGAATAAATTAGCGATGTTTAGTAAGGATTTTCCAGTGGAAGGAAAATGTTTATACTTTGATTTAGACATGGATATTAAATCAGACTTTTCTGAGTATATCAAATGGGACGGATTAACAGTACTTCGCGACTACTGGAAAGACGAACTATACATGGCTCCGCACGCATATGATGTCCACATAAATAGTTCTATAATAACATGGATTGCCGGTGAACAATCGCATATATGGGAACATTTTTTATCTAATAAAGATTATTTCATGAGAAAATATGTCGGTATAGACAGATTTCTTATTCATGAAAAGTTTGAATTAAATAATTTTAAAGATGGCATAGTAAACAGTGTTGGTAATCCACTACCATACGATGCGCCAATTGATATGTACAATGGAATAAAATATGAGTTATCGTGAAGAAATTTATAAAAATGCATTAAAGCAAATAGAAAAAATTTATATTGAATCAAAATACAATCCAAACGCGGATTTGTATAGAAGTCTTGATATTATGAATTCAGTAAGTGATGGCCAATTTGCAAGCAAAGAATGGCTAGTAAAAAACCTAGATCCCTTTATTAATCATGCTGAACTTCGTAACGTAGCGGTATTGGGAAGCTGGTACGGTTTAGTTGGAATGATTTTAAGACATCACATCTCAAAAGACGTCAGCATTGTAAACATTGATTCTGAAGAGTTGACTAAAGAAATTGGTTTTATATTTACAAGAGATAACCCAATTTATAAAAACAATTATTATAAAATTGATGATGCTGTAAATCACATTATGGAAGCACAACCAAACGCGTATCAAATTATTATTAACACCAGTTGCGAGCACATGGAGCCGGATGATATTCAGTTTATATTGAAATCTAAAGGTGGAAAATCTATGGTATGTTTTCAAAGTAATAACTACGACTCTGTCCAAAGTCACGTTAACACGCATAAAAGTTTAGATGATTTTGCTAATTCGTTAAATTTAATTGACGTGTATTATGCCGGTACTCTTAGAACAAATAATTATGAAAGATACATGGTTATTGGTGTATGAAAAGAATAATTTTTACGTCTTATG